AACGCCATGCAGCACAGCAACCTGCAGCTGCAGCACGACGTCGGCCTGCTGGCCCAAGACCTCCAGCTCCAGGTGGCCGCTCAGCGCCGCGAGATGGCCGCGCGCATCAAGGAGCTGGAAGGCGAAGTCAAGGCGTTGAAGGGGCGCAGGGTGGAGCCCAGCCCGCAGCTGGACCTGCTGTCGGGGGCGATGATCCAGTAGCATCCTCTCCATTCATGGAGGAGTAGATGACGCCAGGAGATATTCAAACAATGGCCAAGGATTTGGCTGAAGGGCAGGCAATTTGGTATGTGCTGTCGGCTTGTATTGGCGGAGCCATTGCTGGCCTCGGAACATATCTTGCCGAGAAGGGCAAGAATCGCGCAACTAAAGAGGACATTGCCGCCATCACAGCAAAGGTTAAGGACGTCGAGGATGTGTTCAACCGTGGGCTGGCGGACTTGAACGCGCATCATCAATTACGGATGGTAGCCGCCGAGCGGAGGCTTGATGCTCACCAGAAGGCATTTTTCCAGTGGCAGAAAATTCATACATCCATCGTAGCTGGAAGGTGGAAAGAGGCTCTAGACAGGAGTGAGTCCGCCATGGAGTGGTTTGATTCGAACTGCGTGTTCCTTACGGCTTCATCTCGAAGTGCATTCTTCAGTGCAGTCAGAGCTGCAGTGTTCCATGTATCTGCCAGTGACTCCCTTGGTTCCAATGCAGAGCTCTATACAAAAAACTTGGAGACCATAAAAGGAGCAGGCAGCATTATTCTGAGAGATGTGAACCTGCCGGAGCTTGGGGCTGAGTTCATGCCTACCCGCTCTGATCTGAACTTCACGAGGCAGCCACCCGGCTAGGGTTCGCCTAAAAGACACGCGCCCGGGAGACTCCGGGCATGCCTTCCAACCCCGCAGTTCCCGATCAAGCCCCCAGCGCAGGGGGCGCAGCCCCCGGCCCCCGCTCCCCTGACTGGGAGCGCATAGAGCTGGACTACCGGGCCGGCATCAAGACCCTTCGTCAGATCGCTGAAGCCCACGGCATCACCGAGGGTGCCATCCGCAAGCGCGCCAAGCGGGATGAATGGACCCGAGACCTCTCTGGCCGCATCCAGGACAAGGCTGAGCAACTGGTACGCAAGGAGGCGGTACGCAGCGAGGTACGCAAGGAGCGTTCTGCGTCCGAACGTGAAGTCGTGGATGCGAATGCCGGGGCTGTGGCGGACGTCAAGCTGGCCCAGCGCACGCACATCCAGCGCGCCAGCACGGTGGCGATGTCGCTGCTGGCCGAACTGGAAGAGCAGACCACCCACCCGGAGCTATTCGAGGAGATCGAGCAGGTGCTGGCCGCCCAGGCCAAGGGCGAAGCGCTGACGCCTGCCGCTCGCACCAAGCTGCAGGACGGCATGTCCAAGGCCATGAGCCTGTCCAGCCGTTCCAGCACCATGCGCTCGCTGGCTGAGTCCCTGCGCATCCTGATCACGTTGGAGCGCGAGGCCTGGGGCCTGAAGGGTGACAACGACGGCGAGGGTGGTCCGCAGGGTTCCGGCAGCCGAGAACTGACCGATGCAGAGCGCGCGGTGCGCCTGTCGCGGCTGCTGGCCAGCAATCCCGGCGCCCTGGCGAACATCCTGGGTGGTGGCACGCAATGAGCAAGGCCCCAACCACTGCCGAAATGCTGGAGGTCATCAAGAGCCTGCCGGCTGACGCCAAGCAGGAACTGGACAAGGTGCTGCTGGCGGGCAACGCTCCGATCTGGGTGCCGCAGGACGGCCCGCAGCTCAGCGCCTACAACTCCAAGGCAGACATCGTGTTCTACGGAGGTTCAGCCGGCGGCGGGAAAACCGACCTGCTGCTGGGCCTGGCCCTGACCGCGCAGGAACACAGCATCATCTTCCGCCGCGAGGCCGTCCAACTGGTGGGCATCGAAGAGCGCATGGCCAAGATCCTGGGCACGCGCAAGGGCTACAACAGCCAGGACGGCGTCTGGCGCCTGCCGGGCAAGCGGATCATGGAGCTGGGCAGCGTGAAGGAGACGGGCGACTGGGTGAAGTACCAGGGCCGCCCCCACGACGCCAAGCTCTACGACGAGATCTGCCACTTCACAGAGTCCCAGTTCCGTACCCTGAACGGCTGGATGCGCACGGACAACCCGAAGGTGCGCCAGCGCATCGTCTGCGCCGGCAACCCGCCCACCGAGCCAGAAGGCGAGTGGGTGAAGCGGTACTGGGCGCCCTGGCTGGACCCGCAGCACCCCAACCCGGCCAAGCCCGGGGAACTGCGCTGGTACGTCACGGACGAAAAGGGCGAGGACCGCGAGGTCGATAGCTCCGAGCCCGTGCTGGTGGGGGAGGAGTTCGTCCAGCCCAAGAGCCGCACATTCATCCCGTCCAGCGTCGATGACAACCTTTTCCTGGCCTCCACGGGCTACAAGGCCACCCTGCAGGCCCTGCCAGAGCCTCTGCGCTCCCAGATGCTGCGCGGCGACTTCAACGCCGGCTCCACGGACCCGGCATGGCAGCTGATCCCCACTGAATGGGTGAAGGCGGCGCAGGCGCGCTGGGCGCCCAAGGATGTCAAGGGCCCGATGACCGCCCTGGGCTTCGACCCGGCCCGCGGCGGTATCGACAAGTCCAGCGCCGCGCCGCGCTATGGCTCCTGGTTCGACAAGCTGGCCACTGTGCCCGGCCTGGTCACGCACGACGGCCCAACGGCAGCAGGCTTCGTTGTGCCCCTGGTGCGCAACGGCGCCTGCATCTGCGTGGATGGCGTGGGCATTGGCTCCAGTGCGCTGGACTTCCTGGTCGGCTTGAACCTGCTGGTCAAGTCCGTGATCGGCTCCGAGGCCAGCGATCTGATGGACAAGGCCGGTCAACTGCGCTTCCGGAACAAGCGTGCCGAAATGTACTGGCGGCTGCGCGAGGCCCTGGACCCGCTCAGCCCTGACCCCATCGCGCTCCCTCCCGATCCGGAGCTGCTGGCCGATCTGACAGCCGTTCGCTACAAGGTCGTGACCATGGGCATGAAGGCCGCCATCCAGGTGCGCAGCAAGGACGAGATCCGCGAAGCCCTCGGCCGCAGCCCAGACAAGGGCGACAGCGTGGCCATGACTTTCGTGTCGGGCATCCCCGCCCCCAAGCAGGCCCGCAAGAAGGATTCCTGGCGCGACCGCCTGGGCCTGCACGGCCGCAACCGAGGATCGGCGCAAGCCGCGTAAGCCATGGCAACAGCACCAGCACAGAACGACGAAGTCGCCCGCGAGAACTGGGCGCGCTACCTCTACGGCAAGGACCGTGGGCACAAGGAATACACGGAAAACGCCGCGCGCTGCGAGGGCATGTACCTGGGCGGCGGTGAGCAGTGGAGCGCTGCCGACAAGGCTCTGCTGGACAGCGAGGGCCGGCCGCATTACGAGTTCAACGAGATCATGGCGTCTGTGAATTCGGCCATCGGCTACCAGATTCACAACCGCATGGACATCGCGTACAAGCCGCGCGGCGCCATGGGTGACCTGGAGGTGGCCACCATCCTGTCCAAGGTGGCCAAGCAGGTGGCCGACATGACCAAGCTGCATTGGAAGGAGACGCAGGTCTTCGGAGACGGCCTGGTAGAGCAACGCGGCTACTTTGAACTGCGGATGGATTTCAGCCGCAACATCAAGGGCGAGATCGCGCTGTCTGTGCTGGACCCGCGCGACGTGATCCCTGATCCGGACTCCAAGAGCTATGACCCGGACGACTGGGGTGATGTGGTGGTCACGCGCTGGCTCACGCTGGACGAAATCGAGGAGCGCTACGGCAAGGAAGCCCGCCTGAAGGTCGAGGAGAGCCAGGATAGCAGCCCCGACTTCGGTGACTTCGACGACGAGACCGAGCGCAACAAGTTCGGGATGTTCAGCCGCGGCAGCATCTACGACGCCTTCAAGGAGGACGGCTACGGATTCCGCCGCTACCGCGTGCTGGACCGCCAGAGCTTCGTCTTTGAGATGACGCCCTGCCTGGTCTACCCACTGTCTGGTGATGTGGTGGTCGAGGCCACGCTGGCAGAGGATTCCATCGCTGACGCCCTGCGACAGGGGGCTGTGCGCACCAAGCGCATGCGCCGTCGGATCAAGTGGCGGGTCACCACCTGGAGCAAGGTGCTGCATGACGACTACAGCCCCTATGACCACTTCACCGTGGTGCCGTACTTCGGCTATTTCCGGCGCGGCAAGACGCGCGGCATGGTGGACAACGCCATCGGCCCGCAGGAGGTCATCAACAAGGCCGTCTCCCAGTTCGTGCACATTCTCAACAGCTCGGCCAATGGCGGGTGGGAAATCGAAGAGAACTCGCTGACCAACATGGCCACGGAGGATCTCGAGACCCAGGGTGCCACCACGGGGTTGGTTATCGAGTATGCAAAGGGCTCCACGCCTCCCAAGAAGATCCAGCCCAACCAAGTGCCTACGGGCGTGGACCGCATCATCGACCGCGCCGACCGCGCGCTCAAGGACGTCACGGTGCCCGAGGCCATGCGCGGCAGCCAGGGGCCGGAGACCTCCGGCATTGCCATCCAGTCCAAACAGTTCGCGTCCCAGCAGCAGCTGGCCGTGCCGCTGGACAACCTCGCCTACACCCGCCACCTGCTGGCCGGCCGCATCACGAAGCTGATCCAGCGCTACTACGACAGCCACCGCATCTTCCGCATCACCGAGACTGACCCCATGACGGGCAAGCCGGAAGAGGAGGTGCTGGAGATCAACAAGTTCGACCCGATGACCGGCGCCTACCTGAACGACGTCACCGTGGGCGAGTACGACGTGGTGATCAGCGAGCAGCCGATGCAGATCACCTTCCAGAACAGCCAGTTCCAGCAGGCCCTGGAGATGATGAATGCCGGCGCCCCCATCCCGCCCGCAGTGCTGGTGCGCTATTCCAACTTGGCCGACAAGCAGGAGATCCTGGCGGGCATGCAGAAGCAACAGCCGCAGCCGCCCGTGGACCCACGCGCCGAGGCCCAGGCCAAGCTGTACGAGGCCCAGGCCCGCCGCACAGAAGCCGAGATCGTCCGCACGGAGGCCCAGACCACGAAGCTGGGCGCCGAGACGGTCAACACCAACGTCGAGGGCTACTTCAGCTCCACGCAGACCGCCCTGTCGCTACTCCAGTACCCCGGCGCTGCCGAATCGGCCGACCAGCTCCTGCTGTCCGCAGGCTCCATCGACCACAACGCCGCGCCCATCGTTGCCTCGCCCGGTGGCCAGGCGCTGCCGGGCCCTGATGCTGGCCCAGCGCCGGAGCCGCAGGCCAATTCCAACCCACTGACCCCAGCAAACCCGGCCGTGGGCCTGATGCATGGGATCGAAACCCCGGGCCCAGACGGCCTGCAACCCTGAAGGAGCACGACATGGGCAAGAGCATTTCCATGGACGCCAGCGAGGACGACTGGCAAGCCAAGAGCGACATGCGCACCCTGGCTGAGGCCGAAGAGATCCGCAAGGACCCCAAGCGCTTCAAGGCGGCCATGGAGAAGGCGCGCGAGAAGCTGGCCGAGATCGAGTCTCTGCTGGACTCCGACAAGAAGTAACCACCACGCACCACCACCGAGAAGGAAAACACCATGAATCCGATGCTGAAGAAGCTCCTGGCCCGCTACATGGCCCCCGCTGGCGATGACGGCACCGACACTGGCGGCACAGCCGTCGCCGAGCCCGAGAACGCCAGCCCCGAGGATCGCGGCGATGTCGTGGACCCCGGCGTGAGCACTGAAGCGCTGCAGGCCCTGGTGGCCAGCGACAAGGGTGAAGGGGAGGGTGGTGCTGGCGCGCCTGCTGCTGCCCCGGCCGCGCCCAATCCTGATGACGACGGGGCTGGCCAGGGTGAGCGCATCCCCAAGGCTCGCTTCAACGAGGTGAACGAGGGGCGCAAGGCCGCGCTGGCCCGGGCTGAAGCTGCGGAGGCCGAGCTGGAGCGCCTGCGTGCTGGCCAGCCGCCTGCAGCACCTGCCCCGGCCCCCGCTGCTGCACCAGCACCTGCTGCCGAATTCGACGAGGACGCCCAGGAAGAGGCCTACGTGGCCGCGCTGATGGAAGGCGACTCCAAGAAGGCGGCAGGCATCCGTCGCGCCATCAATGCCCATGTCCGCGAGCAGGCCGCCGCCGACGCGCGCCACGAGGTCGAGCAGCAGCGGCAGCAGGACCAGGCCCGCGCCACTGCGGATGCGCTGGCAGCAGAGTCCCAGGCCACGCTGCAGGCCTTCCCCTACCTGAACACGGAAGAAGGCAAAGAGGCGCTGCTGCTGATCGTCGAAGCCCGCGACGGAAAGATCGCGCGCGGCATGGCCCCGCTCGATGCCCTGCGGGCCGCCGTGAAGTCCATCGCGCCCAAGTTCGCTCCCGCCGGCCAGGGCGATACCCCGTCCAAGGATTTGCCGCAGGGCGAGCCCAAGACAGACTTGCGTACAGCAGCAGCGGTAGAGCGCGGCGCCAAGGCCTCACTGGCCCAGCCCGCGCCTTTGTCTGGCGGCGTTGGTGAGCGGGCGGAAGCCGGCCGCATCAACGTGGCGCAGCTCACCGACGAGCAGTTCGAGAAGCTGCCCGACGCCGAGAAGCGCAGGCTGCGCGGCGACTGATCGCCAAACCAGGGTCGGCAGGACTCACCCACCTGCCGGCGCCTCTCCCGGGTGCTCTCGTCTGCATGGTCGGACGGTAAACGACCTGGCGCCTTGGCGGCCAACAGCCATGCATTCGCAATAGGGCGGCGCATGTCCCGAGCAGTTCAACACTTCTTTGGAGCATGTTATGCAGACGAATTTCGCGGGTCTTACCCCTCAACAGAAGCTGGTTTGGTCGCGCGACGTCTGGTCCGCTGCCCGCGACCAGATGTTCACCAAGCGCTTCCAGGGCACCAACCAGAACGCGATGATCCAGGTCATCAAGGAGCTGACAAAGACCGAAAAGGGCGACCAGGCCATCATCCAGCTGGTGGCGGACCTGGTGGAGGACGGTGTCATCGGCGACAACGAGCGCGAGGGCAACGAAGAAGCCATGCAGTCGTACAGCCAGATCATCACCATTGATCAGCTGTCGCACTCGGTGCGCAACAAGGGCAAGCTGTCCGACCAGCGCACGGTCATCAACTTCCGTGAGCAGGGCCGCGACAAGCTGGCGTACTGGCTGGCTGACCGCGCTGACCAACTTTCCTTCCTGACCCTTTCGGGCATCAGCTACGCGTTCAAGTGCAACGGCGCGCCGCGCCTCGGCTCTCCGTTCCCGGACCTGGCCTTTGCCGCCGACGTGAGCGCGCCCACGGCGAAGCGTTCGCTGATGTGGGACGGCACGAGCCTCCAGCAGTCGAACACGGGCTCGATCACCTCTGCTTTCGTGCCGAGCTACAAGATGATCGTGGACCTGATCGCCTACGCCAAGGAGCACTATGTGCGCCCGCTGATGGACGGCGGCAAGCAGTACTTCGTGCTGCTGGTGGCTCCCGGCACGCTGGCGGCCCTGAAGAAGGATCCCGACTACCAGCGCGCTGTCGTGGCCGTGGCCACCAAGGCCGGCACGGATTCGCCCTGGTTCACGGGCGCCACGGTGACAGTGGACGGCGCGGTGCTGCACGAACACAACAAGGTCTACAACACCAAGGGCGCGGCATCCGGCTCGAAGTGGGGCTCGGGCGGCACGGTCAACGGAACCCGCACCCTGCTGTGCGGCGCGCAGGCCCTCGGCATGTGCGATCTCGGCGCCCCCGACTGGGTCGAGAAGCTGTTCCAGTACGACAGCCAGCAAGGCATCAACGTCGACAAGATGCTGGGCCTGCTGAAGCCCAAGTTCTTCAGCATCTACGACGACAGCACCGAAGACTTCGGCGTGGTGGCTGTCGACCACTTCCTGCAGTAAGCGCAGGCCCAGGGCGGGGCTTGTGTGCTCCGCCTCTTTTTCTCCCCCTGATGCTGAAAGGAGCGTCCCATGCCTATCAAGAAAATTGCCGGTCGCCAGGAGCTGATCGTCGCCTACCTGGACATCGGCTATGCCGGCCCCACGGCTTACGGTACTGCTGAGGCTGCATTCGACCTTCCCGGCAACGCCATCCTGGTCGGCGGTGATGTCACTGTGCTGACCGCCTGGAACTCGGCAACGAGCGCCACGCTGAAGCTGGGCGACACGGCCGACGACGACCGCTACACCGCCACGCCCATTGATCTGAAGACTGCGGGGCGCACGGCGCTGACCATCACCGGCTGGCGGCACCCCAAGGCTGAAAGCCTGAAAGCCCTGCTGGCCCAGGCTGGCGCGGCGGCTACGGCCGGCCAGGCCCGCATCTCCATCCAGTACTACGTGCCGGGCCGCTCGGCCTTCACGCAGGGCTGATCTTTTCTCGGTGGCCAGGGCTTGTAAGGGCCCTTTACCCGGCGGCCGCGTGCTGCCGGGCCTTTTGAAGGACTGAACCATGAAATTCCGCTCTCCTACCGACGAGCCCATCCAGATCGGGCTCACCTCCGGTCACACGATCGTGATCACCCCCGATGGCGATGACGTTCCGCCCATTTTCCGCCGCGAAGCCATTGCCCGTGGCGCCATCCCCGTGGACATCCCGGGCGCCGAAGAGACACTGGCCGCGCTGAATGGCACTGCTGGAGGACCCGTTGCCAGCCGTCCCCAGGCCATCCAGTCCGCCCTGCAGACCATGCTGGACGGCGGCGGCGAAGGCGACTTCACCAAGGGCGGCAAACCCAGCCTGGACAAGGTGAAGGCCCTGCTGGGCTTTGCCGTGACCCGCGAGGAAGTGGACGCTGCCTGGGAAGTCGTGTCTTCGGCCGGAACGGACTGACAAGGCGCACCATGCGGGTTCAGGAGCTCATCCAGCGGTTTCGGGAAACCGTTGACGACACTGTCAAAAAGCAGTTCTGGACGGACGAGGAGGTGGTTTTTCACCTCAACGAGGCCGTGCAGGAGGCCTGCGAGCGCGCCAAACTCCTGGAAGACCGCACCACCCCCACCGTGTGCTCCATCACCCTGGAGCCCGGCAAATCCACGTACCTCCTGCACCCCAGCGTGCTGGAGATCAAGCGGCTGACCCTGCGAGGCCGTCCCCTGCATGAGACCAGCGTCGAAGAACTGGACTGCACCCATCCCGCGTGGGAGACGCGCCAGGGCGTGCCGCGCCAGTTCCTGCTGGAGCAGGCCAACGGGCGGGGCATGCCGCAACTGCGCCTGGTGCCCACGCCCGTGGAGGCTGAAGCCATCGCGCTGACGGTCGTCCGTGGCGCCCTGAAGCCGCTCAGCGCCGACGATTGCCGGGGCCAGCCCGAGATCCACGAGCGCTTTCATACCCGGCTGCTGGACTGGGTCTACCACCGGGCCTATCTCAAGCAGGATTCCGAGGTGTTCAACCCCGACAAGGCCGCTGTATCGCTGGCCCTGTTTGAGCGCTCCTTCGGCGCCAGGCCGGACGCCAATGTGCAACGCAAGCAGCGCGACCGCCGGCCGCCCGTGGTGCGCTTTCGCTGGTGAGGCCCATGGCAGACCCGAAAAACCGCGCTCTCTCCATGCTTTCCGGCCCTGTGGGCCAGATCCCAACGGGCGGATATCCCGCAGCACCTGCTCCCGTTACCCCATCCCCTGCCGAGCAAGCCCTTGCCGACGCGCGTGCAGCAGGGCTGCAGGCAGTCGCCAGCCCACAGGCAGTCCAGGGCATGCAGGACGCAGCCGGGCGGGGCATGGCTTCGCTGGTGGGTGCTCCCGTTGACTTGGCTGCCATGGCCCTGATGCCCGCCGGCTACAGCCATCCGGCGCCCGTGGGCGGCTCCGAATGGATCGGGCAGCAGATGGAGCAGGCCGGCATGATTTCTCCTGTGCGCCGGCCCGCGGCCGAGCTGCTGGCCTCGATCCCCAATCCCGCGGGCGCAGCAAAGGCTGGTTTTGGTGTCGCAGCAGCCATCTCGCCAGAAGGCAAGGCCCGGCTGCTGGCCGACCTAGCGGCAGGCAAGGGCAGTGGCACCTATCGCCTGGGCGACGTCTCAGAAGGGCAGGGGCGTGGGCTGGAGGCGCTGTTCGGCAGCGAGACTGCCGGGCGCAATGTCTACGTGACGGACCAGGCAACCGACCACATGCTGCAGCGGCGCGTACAGGACCAGGGTTTCAGCCCTGCCGACGTTGCTGGGTTCGCTGAGCAGGCGCTGGCAGGCCGGGCCAGGCCAGACCTGAACACCTCCAAGGGCAACCAGCATCCGGCCATGCTCAATACCGGCGTGCGCGACCAGGCGACGGGACGGACCTACGACGCCCGCATGCCGCTGCGCCAGGTCGAGGATGGGTATGAGGTTCGCAGCGTGATCCCAGAAGGCCTACGGGGCAGAAACAACAAAGCCCCGAAGCGGTGAGCAACGGGGCTTTGGCGGGCACTCCAGGAGGGGATGGTACCGAACTCCACCTCTCGTACTTAACGGCCTGACGGCCGCCATTGACACGGCACAACCTGGATAGCACTACCTGTCTGGGACACGGTTGCCCGCATTGTATGGCCTGGGCGTAACGTCTGCAAATCTACCCCCTGCAGGGTTTGGCCTCGGAAGGGCTGGCGCAGAGACTGGCGGCAGTACAGACGAAAGGCCCTTCCATGGCAATAACCGACGACCGCCAGCGGCGAGGCGCCGCCGACCTCCTGAGCCAGATTCCGACCGATGGCCAGCGCGCCGCGCCGCTGCCGGACGGCTCCCAGAGCAACCCCCTGAACACCGAATTTGGGCGCAATGCCATGAACACGCTGTCGGCGCTGCCAGGCGTGTCCGGTGTCGCGTCCCGCGCTGGCGCAGGCGCTGCACGCGGTGCCGCTGGCGCACTGTCCACCGAGCGCGTTATCCCCGCCAGTTGGGAGGTGGTGCAAGAGGGCGGGGCGCTGGCGCGCGGCGCTGATGGTGGCGGCACCCTGTCCCGGGCTGCGTCCACCGCCATGCAGCAGCAGCCCGCACTGGCCGGCAATGCCGCTCAGCTCCTGAGCGCACCTCCATCTCGCGCCCTGGCGCCGCGCGTGGCCGGCGAAGTGGGTGAGACAGCGCCGCAGTTCGCACGCCGACCTGCTGGGCCGCCGCCATGGGCGGACGTTGTGGAGCCCGCGGCCTTGACGGGGCAGCAGGCCTCGCCGGCCGCCAGTGCGCTGTCCAGCCTCGGCGGCTCGAATCTCGGCCGTGCGCTGGGCACTGGAGCAGCGCTGGGCAGCGCCGTGATCGCCGGCTCGACCCTCGATCCCAACGGCGGCGGTGATGCATCGCCCCTGGGTTCCGCTCAGGCGGCGCAACCCACCGGCGCAGCTGCAGCAGCATCTCCAGCGGCCCAGACCCTGGCTGCACCTCCTGCTGCCAGTCGGAACAACGTCACCCGCGAGGGCAACAGCTACACCGGGCCGGCCAACATCTCCGGCGACATCACGGTCAACGGTGAGGCGCCGCGCGGCTCGGTCATGTCCCTACCTGCTGGCGCCGTGCCAGCAGAGTTCAGCGGCGGCTCCGCTGCGCTGCGCGCGCTGAGCGGCATGCCTGCTGGTGGCCTGGGCGGCATCTCCGAGCAGAACATGGGCGCTGCAGACGCGCTGGCGGCCCGCTCGCAACTGGAATCCATGGCACGGCTGCGCGCATCGGGCCAGATCGCCGCACCAGCACCAGGCGCTTCCATGAGCCTGTCGGGTGGCACGCTGGGCATTCGCCGAGATCCCAGCATCGTGGCTGCCGAGCTGGGCGCGCAGCGCGGTTTCGACCGTGCCGTGGGCCGCGACCCGGCATCGCTGCAGCGTGGCGCCGCCCTCACCAAGACGGCCATGGAGCAGCAGGGCGAGACCCAGCGGCAGCTCATCAGCTCTGGCGCAACGCTGCAGGCTGCTGGCCTCAAGGCTGCGGCTGGCCGCGGCGCGCCACCCGGCTACCGCTTCACCAGCACCGGCAGCCTGGAGGCTATCCCCGGCGGCCCGGCTGACCTGAAGAACAGCAAGGAAGCGCAGCAGCAGACCAAGGACTCTTCGGATGTGATCTCCCTGGCGACCCAGGCAGACCTGCTTTTGGATAACGCCACAGCCAGCCTCGCCGGGGCTGGCACTGACGCTGCCCTGCGCGCGGTTGGCCTCAGCACGCCAGGTGGCGATGCCGCAGCGCAGCTCAAGGTGCTGCAGGGCATGCTGGTTTCCAAGATGCCCAAGATGAGCGGCCCGCAGTCCGATAAGGACGTGCAGCTCTACCGGGAGATGGCGGGCCAGATCGGCGATGCCACGCTGCCGGCCAGCACACGCCGCGCAGCGTTGGACCAGATCTATGCCCTGAACGCAAAGTACGCCTCGCCGGAGTCTCTGGCCTCTGCGGCTGGAAGTCCGCTCGCGCAACGCTACCAGGCCGCCCAGCAGCAGGCGGCACAGCCCCAGGCAGCGGCCGCACCCGCTGGACCTGCAGCGCGTACCGTGACCCGCACGGGTGTCATTGATGGCCGACGGGTCGCCCAATACAGCGACGGGAGCGTCGAATATGCAAATTGACCCGAACAAGGTGACCTGGGATGAACCTTCGCCCTCACAAGCCACGACTGCCCCGACCCAGGCGCCGCAGCAATCCATCGATCTGGGGAAGGTCCAGTGGGATAGCCCAGCGACTGAACCTGTGGCAAGCCCCGCCCCTGGTGGCCAGCCTGCTGCACCCAAGCGCAGCGTCGGCCAGGAGCTGGGGCGCCAGGCTGGCCTGACTGCGCGGGCCGCCATCAACGGGGTGGCATCTCTGCCGGCCCTGGCCGCCGATGCCGTGGGCGGCGTGGCCAATGCCGGCTTGGACCTGGTGCGCGGCGAAGGCAATGGCTTCCGCTTCCCCAAGCAGGCCGAGGCCCTGAACAACGCCCTGACCCAGGCGGGCCTGCCGCAGCCGGAGACGGCCGTGGAGCGCGTCGCAGGTGATGCAGCCTCGGCCATTGCAGGTGCTGGCGGCACGGTGGCGCTGGGCCGGCGCCTTGCCGACACCGCAGCGTCTGGCGTCACGCGCGCCGTCGGCCAGACCCTGGCCGTGGACCCGGGCCTGCAGGTGGCGAGCGCTGCCACCGGCGCTGGTGCCGCTGGCGCGACCCGAGAGCTTGGGGGCGGTGAAGGTGCGCAGCTGGCTGCTGGCCTGGCCGGTGCGCTGGTGCCGTCGGCCGCTACAGCCTCCTCGCGCCGGGTGCTGACGCCAGGTGGCGGGCAGGTCCGCGCCGCTGCACAGCAGGCCCACGAAGCCGGCTACGTCATCCCGCCTGCCGACCTCGGCTCGGGCCCGGTGACCGAGACGCTTTCGGCCATCAGCGGCAAGGTGAAGACCGCCCAGGAAGCCAGCGCCCGGAACCAGACCGTATCCAACAACCTGGCAAAGCGCGCCCTGGGCCTGCCGGAGACTGCTGATCTGAACATCGACACGCTGGAAGGCCTGCGCCGTTCGGCTGCCGCTGCCTATGAGCCTGTGGCAGCATCGGGCACGGTGACCCCAGGCAAGCGCTACGAGACAGCCTTGGACCGCGCGCTGGCGCCGTTCCGCAGCCAGTCCAAGTCCTTCCCTGGCACGCGCGAGCCACAGGTGGTGGCCGACCTGCAGGCCCTGCGATCCCCTCGGTTCGATGCCGGCGACGCGATGGTCATGATCCGTTCCATGCGCGAGTCGGCAGACCGCTCGTTCCGTGCCGGTGAGAACATGGCCGGCAAGGCCTACCGCCAGGGCGCTGCTGCGCTGGAGGACGCTCTGGAGGGCCACCTGCAGAGCATGGGCCAGCCTGCCGCCGACATGCTCCAGGGCTTCCGCGACGCCCGGCAGCTCATCGCCAAGAGCTACACCGTTCAGAAGGCCCTGAACCCCCAGACCGGCGCCGTGAACGCCATCAAGCTGGCCGCCGACCTGGCCAAGGCCAAGCCGCTCAGCGGTGACCTGCGCACCATTGCCGAAGCCGGGCAGGCCTTCCCCAAGGCGCTGCAGGCGCTCAAGGAGGCGCCCAAGGCCAACAGCGTGCTGGATGTGGTGACGGCGCTGGGGGCCGGGGCGATTACGGGCAGCCCGCTTTCCGTGGCGATGCTGGGAGCGCGACCGGCTGCGCGCAACATCCTTCTTTCTCGGTCTGCACAACGGAATGCCGTAGCCAGGGCTGGCACATCGGTTCAGCCGATTCCACGCTCGGGGCCAGCCATCGCCGTTGGCGCTGCAGGACGAACCGGAGATACAGAGCCGCAGCCGGAGCGAACTTATACGAATGCAATCCAAGCCGGCTACGCTGCTCGCACCTCGGGCGGAACGGTGGTCCCCGTGAATGGAGGGTGGGTGGTGCGATAGGTCAGCGCTTTTCGCATCCTGCTACATTGCCCAAAATTGGAGGCAATATGAAAGCTCGGTATCTGCTATTTGCAGAATATGGAATCGTATTAGCGCTGGCATGCGGGGCAGCATTGGCAGCACAAAGCGCCATGGCCCAGGTGAACCGATGCACCAACGCTTCTGGGAAGGTCACATACAGCGACCAGCCTTGTGATGCAGGGGCTACGACCAGATCGGTCACGACACACGGGAACGTCGTCGATGGCGCTGACGACCGCATGAGCGCCCAGCGCAACAAGGCCCAGGCGATCGAAGAGCGCCGCTCTCGCGAAATCGCCAATCTGATGCGAAATCCGCCAAAAGCATGCAAGAACACATATTTCTCGCTGAATGACTTCACCGGCTGGGAAAAGCTTGAAGAAAGATCCAGAAGAGAATGTGTGGAGAACATTCTGAACGAGCGGGAGGGCCTTCCCACATCAGATGTTCACCAGAAAGCCTTCCGCGACCACCAAAGAAGGATGGCCGGCGAGGTTCAAAAAAGCGGGGAAAGAGACGCCGCAGCAAAATGGCGTCAGCAGAACCTGAAGTAGCGCTACTGGTCCAGCCTGTCGCGAAAGTAGAAGTACGCGGCGCCGAGGACGAGGGCCGGCATGTTGCCTATGGCCTTGCCCAGAACGAAGAAGAAAAGGCAGGCTGCGGCTACCTTGGCCACCGCCCACAGCAGGGCAGCAAAGGTGCCCAAGGAGCCACGCCAATACCGCTTCTGTGACTCCCAATCGTCCGCAGCCTTCAGGAGTCTCTCGCTCTCCTCAAGGCGCATCGGGGGCTTGCGTGGGTCGAACATGGCGGCCATGGTACGGCATGCACCCCAGGCGCGTCCAATGCGTTCCCGCAATGACCAGGGCTGGCGCTCCATCCGCTTCGCTGCCAAGAACAGCATCCCCTCCAGCTCCGAGCGCGTCACGGCACGCTCCAGGCACAGGCCCTCACGCAGAAGCCGGCCGCGCACAGCTTCCAGCGCCTGGGTCCAAGGCCTGGCCGGGCGGATCTCGCCGGTGCGCATGCACAGAATCTCCTCGGCCACATAGGCGGCAATCTCATCTGCCTCCTGCATCGGGCTCAGGCAGAACTGGCCATCGTCATCCACATAGGCGCGGCGGATGTGGGCCTGGATCTTGATCAGGCCGGGGTCTCGCTCCTGAATGCCCAGTTGAATGTGGCGCATGAAGTGAGGCCACTCGTGGCCCAGCAGCTCCCGCATGCCGAAGTGCCCGACGGCTTCATGCACCATGGTCTGGGCCAGCGAGTCGGCCGGCTGGCTGGCAACGACGTGCACCTCGCCGCGCCAGTGCAGGCCGCGCGCGTCGTCAGGGGCGTCGAAGGGAAGGTGGCGAGCCGTCGGTGCAATGCTGACTTTCGGGCCGGCACGCCATTGAGAGGTGAACCAGGAGACGGTAGCTGTGGCGCGGCGAGTACGGGAAGCAAGAAGGCTGGAATGCATGGCAAAGAAAAAGCCCGCTGGGCGGGCCTCGGCAGGTGTTGTGATCCTCAGTGCATGGCGTCTTGATACTCGCTCTGGAGGCATACCCTGGTGTACGGTCCGCTCAGTGCATTCCCTCTCTCATACTCAATCCGCACCCGGTCTCCGGCTTTCACGCCACCTGCTCGCATTACGGCGTTGTCCACCTGCAATGAGAACCGAACTTCCCCGCAGGTTACGTACAGTCCCCAACTGCCATCCTTGTAACGCCCCACTTCGTTGACCAAAGCATGCAAAGCGGGTTGAGGTGGCGGCGTGTCGTCCACCACGACCCATTCCGCCATATGAGCTTCCACTTTCGCGAGTTGCTTGCGCATGACTTCGAGTTGGGCCTGCGCAGATTTGGCTTGCGCTGCAGTGATCCCAGCGCGTGACGGCCGGCTGGGATTGGCTACCTCGCGATCCAGTATGTCGAGCACCCAGCGTCGGAACTCCTTCGCGGTTGGTGTGCGTGCGAACATGGCGAGCAGATGCGCTCCCCGCAGAGAGAAGACCCGCGCATCCTGCTTGCCAGAAGGGGTGGTCAACTTGACCACCCCTGTCATTGCGCCCGTGAACTCATCGGAATGGCGTGTGTAGATGCGTTGCACAGCCTTGTCGTCGGCGTAGCCGAGCGCGAGGCCAATTTCAGAGGCGCGCAGGCAACGCTGGCCGTGGTGGTCAACGACGTTGAATGCAGTGGTGTGGAAGGAAAGGGTGGGCGCGACAGCGCAGGAGGAAGTGCCAGCCATGAGAGGCTCCTTGACGACAGGTTGATACCTGCCACCCGCATCGCCAAATGAGGGTGGCAGACCGTGCGAGGTTGGCGAACCGGGTCAAGGATCCGGCACACGCTTGCGCGTGTCCCCGCACGGCCCGCCGTAAACGGATCCATGCTGCGCAGACAAAAAAAGCCGCTACCTATGTGGCGCGGCTGTTGCTCTGCGCCTTGACTGCCGGGTCGCCAAACCCAGGCCCCCGTAACTGCAGGGACAGCCGCAGTATAGCAAAAGCGATATTTTTGTGTTGTCGGGTGAAGTGTTACATTCCGTCGCGCTGCCACATCGTGTTGCGCTTGCGCTCGCTGCAAGGAGCTTTCGAAGTGTCCTGCCATGATGAACCTTGAATTGGATTTGGCAAAACTGGTTATCAAGTATTGAGGTTTTTCTTAGTTGATTAATATGTTTGTGGAGGAGTGCATGAATTCAATGAATGATGCGGCAGTAGGTTTGCCATTTTCCTTAAATTATCTTCGGCCCAGCGCACCACTAAATGATTCGAGTAGATTTCGGGTAAAAATCTCCCAAGCCTTTGGCGATATTGCCGAAGACTATACATTTGAGATCAAGGCGCATTTCGCGCTCGATGTTGGCGTTTCTATTAACGGATCCACAATTTATGAGATAAAAAGCTGGTTCTTGACGGCCAGCATTGCTGATGTATTGGACTGCATAACGAGTACGTGGACATTTTTTGTTAAACGACGGAATGTAGATATTGGCAGAAGGTCTTACCCTGGTGAAATGGTTGCAGAAAAGTGGCATTCCTTTGTGTCAGCCGCATTTTCAACTGAATCGATGGGCTATCAGTTAGATGAAAGATGTGGCGTCCATTATTTTGTTGATTCGGAATTTGAGGGCGCCAGGGCTGCTGCTGTGTCCGGCCTAGGTGCTCCAAGATACACAAATGTTGCTCACTCCCTGGAGAAGGCGTACGCGTTTTTGGATGGGCCAGTAGTTGATACAAAATCGGCTGCCAGGTCTGCCTTTGAGGCAATTGAAATATTGGCAAAACTGATGGTTTCTGAGGCCCAAAATCTGAATGGCAGAATGATTGAGACAAGGTTGGAGCCTCTGGTTTTGTCAGGATGTATTGATGATGCACATAAGAATATGGCCTCTGCCATAATGAAATCACTGAAGGAGTTTGTTAACGGCGTTCACTATTATCGTCATGGGCAGGGCGAAGAGTCCGTCATAGAGCCTCCTATGGATATAGCTGTATACATACTGTCGCAAGTTTCTAATGCTATTCGATTGCTTATACCTGTTGATCAACGGTTGCAGTCAGGGAACTAACCCAATATCTCCAGCCCGCTTGATGAGCGGGTTTTTTTTCGACGGCACCCCCCCCGGCAGGGTTCGACCAAATAACTCGCACCCGAGAAACTGCGGTGCATGGACCCAATCCGCTCCTTCCGAGGCTTGAACAACGTCTCCGATCCCATCCGGCTCGGCCTGTCGTGGTTCGTGCGCGCCGACAACGTCGATGTGACGGAGTCGGGCGGGGTGAAGCGGCGTGCCGGATATGCGCTGGCCCAGGCTGGCGCGCCCACTGGCATCTACGCCACCAAGGATGAGACCCGCCTGTACGTGATCGACGGCGGCGAGCTGCGCCAGGTGCTGGACGACATGACCGTGCGCCCGCTGGCGCAGGGCCTTGGCCGAGAGGCGTGCTGGACCGAGATCAACGACCAGGTGCTGTACGTGGCCGGCGACGCGGCCGGGATCATCACCGCCGAGGGCGAGGCGCTGCCTTGGCGCCTGCCCGTTGCTGCCGAGCCGCGCGTGCTGGTGGGTGAGGGCGGCCAGTTGCCGGCGGGCCAGTACCGCGTCTGCGCCACCTTCGTCATGCCAGACGGCCGCGAGACCCCGGCCAGCACGGCGGCCGAGGTTGTGGTGGAGCAGGGCGCTGCACTGCAGATCAGCGGCATTGAGCAGCTGCCCGGCTGCGTGACGCGCGTCTACGTGGCGCCGGCGGACAGCACGGCGTTCCAACTGGCGTTCGGCGCTGCTGGTCCTGCTGCTGTCTGGGCTCAGCCGCCCGAGGCCTTGGGCCAGGAGCTGCTGACCGATGGTCTGGACCCGCTGCCTATGGGCGTGGACGTGATCGCCGAATGGAGCGGGC